GGTCTGGATGGTCTTGTCCGGCAGCCTGCCGCAGCTAGGCTTGATCAGGGTGTCGTACCTATGGACTATGTCGTAGGTGTCCCAGTCAAAGCGGACCGCGGCAAACTCCACGACCTCGGGCTGCTTTCCGAGCGCGATGCTGTGGTTGTCGATCAGACCTGTCGTCTCTGTGTCGAAGATGCAGGCGATCATTGGTCAAATCTCCCACAGTTTGTCTTTGCAGACCCAACTCATATTTTCTCCAGCGGTTTTCGCCAGTAGCGGCGCGCGTTGTTGTTGCCCCGGACCTCGACGACCCCCTCGTCGCAGAGCTCGACGAGCACCCGCGAGACGTCCTTGACGCGACCGCCGATCACGGCGTGCACCTCGCGTGGCGCTACCCCCTGCCAGTCGGCGGGAACCAGCGCGAGCACCTGTCGGCGCAGCTTCTCATACTTGGTCATTCCGCGTCCCTCGTCTCGGCGATGGCGGCGCGGGCGTGTTCGAGTTCGTTGGTGTAGTTTGGTCCTTGGTACGGACCTGCGTGTATTTGATTGACCACCCAAACCGATTTATAATCCTCGTTGGCATGAACAGCATCCAATCGAGAAACCAGTGCATTGAGCGCCGCGAGCAATTGATCCCGCTGGGCTATTAATTTTTCAACATCTTTCTTAGCCATCTCAAAAAGCATCTCGCGATTGTCCCGCTGGGCGCGGAGGCGATCATTTTCTTGTTCTAAACGATAAATTGTATTGTCATCTTTTAAGGTCACGGCTTCTCCTCCACGGCGGCGACGGCGGCGCGGGCGATCTCACCTTCATCGGCTCTGACTTGTGAGCCGAGATGCAAAATTTCCTCTCGCCAGTTCTCCTCATCGGCATAGAACTTCAGCGCCGCGAGCAGTTGGTCTCGCTGACTGCTCAGTTGCCCCACCTTCTTTAATGTTTGGTCCCATTGGGCGCGGAGGCGGGCGATCTCGGCCATGGCGGGGTCGTCCGCATATAGTCCGAAAGTGCGTTGTTCAGTCACGGCTTCTCCTCCACTGCGGCGCGGGCGTGTTCGAGTTCGTTGGTGCAGCAGTCGTCGCAGTACCATTCCGTTCTGTTGTCAGGCAGGCTGCAAATATATCTGCCCTCGCGTAGGCGCATGATCTCGCCGCAACCAGAGCAGCGCCAGTGCGGAGAACTCAGCAGCGAGAAGAGAAACCGCAACCACGATCGGATCATCTATCGCTCCTCTGACGGAAGTTTATTGCATCCCTGGCGGCCGAGCTTCGAGCCGTCCGATCTTGTGGGCGTTGGCGCGCACGAGGTCGCGCATCCAGTCGGAGACGCCCTGCGCCATGTTGAGCGACGGGATTTCCGAAATTTCGATGACGACGGTGTGGCTGCCGTCTGCCTCGGTGCGGTGTGACGAACGCCTGCATCGGCTCGGGCGGGCGCTTCGCGGATTTGTTCGGCTGGCGTTTCATCGGGCGTCCCATGGTCGTACTCCTGTGGTGATGTTCACACGTTAGACTTCAAGGCAGCGTCGGACGCGCATCAGATAGTCGAGGCGCGCTTGCTCGACGGGAAGCCGATCTCGGTTTTTCAGCGAAACGATGTGGGCTTGCGTCTCGGACAGCACGGCTACTCGCCAGCAATCGCGCGTGGCGTATTGATGGGTGCAGGGCTCCGGCCTGTCGTCGGGGTGACAGGTGCAGGTCCGGGGATGGTTGGCTGTCTCTGTGTTCATGTTATTCGACTCTCCATTGATCCATGGTCTCGCCGAAACCATGCTCGGGGCCGAACTCGTCCCAATGCTTCGTCACTTGGCGAAAGCCTGTGAGAGCATCTGAGACCAATTTGGCCTCACCGACACTCAAAGTGCTCACGTGGCCGCGCTGCGAACGGAGCCGAAGGTCGGTTATTAGTTCGGAGATATTCCGGTCCATGGCCAGGTCGATTCCGATCTCAGGCATGTGGTCTCCTATGTTTGGGGTGACGGGCCATTCGTGAACGCTTTGCGCAGAGCGTAGAACTCTTCCCAAGTCACGCAGGCCACGCGCTCACCGCATTCCTCTATGGCCGCATCAGTCGGGCGCGGCTGCTTGCGCAGGTTGAATCGGATGTCGTCGTAGTAGCGCAGGAACGGCGCAACCGCCGCTCGCAGGGCGTCTCGCTGATCGGCAAGATGCTTGCGCGCCAAGTCCTCAAAGCACGCCTCGCTGAACTCTGGCGCGCTATCCAGCCGGATCATGGCAATGCCGGGGCTCATGCGCGCCCGCGCTTCCTCTTCGCTGTAGCGGCCCGCGTAATCGCGGATGCCGGTATAGCCGCAGTCGTTAGGGCGATAGTAGAGCCCGCGCTTCACCAGCAGCCATTGCTCGCTCATGGATTCCCGTCCTTTGACGCGCCCTTTCTTAACCGAATGATCTCGGCATAGGCGCGCTGCATCTTTTACTTCCGGTGACGGTCATGTTCTCAGATTGGTCTTAAGCGTAAATACGAATACCAATCGGCTAGAATTTGCGTCGACTCGTCTGGGTCACTCTTGGTCAGCTTCTTGGTCGTCAGCCTATTATATGCCTCGCAGTCTCGCATGTTCTCTGGGATTTGCGGCCACCTCTCCGCAATGATCCGAGCCTCTGCAGCGACTTCTTCTGGTGTATGAATTTCTACGATCTTCACTTCTTCCTCCGCGGTGGGTCGAAGTGGCCTGGCCACGGCCCCTGGCTCATCTGCCACCTGACCAGGCTGCGGACGTACATCCTCAGCCGCTTGACCTCGGAGATGCTGACGTGGTACTTGCGGGCCAGGCCGAGGTCGGTGTTGCTGTTCGTCATCCATGGCATTACATCCGAGATCAGTTGGCGATAGGGAGGGCTCTTACTTTTTGCCATATTCTCGCATCACCTTGGCTATGAAGGCGTCCATGTCTTCGCTATTGATGAACAGCTTGAGCTCGTCTGGCGGCTCTCCGTTCAGATCCATCATTCGCCACAGTCGCTGGCGCTGGTCTTGGTTGAGATAGCCTGTCTCGATGATCTCGTAGACCTCTTCGCGAGAGAGCGACTGCCAGAACCTTGGGGGAACACTGACCATAGCCGCTAGCAGTCATTGACTTGGAGCTGGGTTGCCCCGAACGATACGAGCTTTTCTGGGAAGTCCTCCTGGTGCTGTACGGCGACCGGTCTCATTCCAGTACCGACTACGATGGTCGAGTTGCAGTCGGGGCACTCCCACAGGTCTCCCTGCCAGAGCTTATACGGCTTCCACTTCTCCGGCTCCGCATTGCCCGGCTTGGCGTCGTTCACGGTGGGCATCCCTTCAATGAAGTAAAAGCCGTTCCTCTTGGGGCGGAAGAAGCGACGGCACGGGGCGCAGACTGGCTTCATTATCATCGCGCCTCTCCATCGACCTTGCGGAGGATCTGGGAGTAGACGGCCATGTCGTCGAGGCTGTCGTCGTGGCCGCCTCGGTCGAACATGACTGCGTAGCGGCCCAGCTTGCCGTGGAGGTGGACCAGTAGGGCAAAGCGGCAGAAGTCCTCCGGGGAGGACAGGGTGACACCGGAGGAGAACAGGGCGGCCAGGCTGGCACCGACGCGGACGTAGTCGTCCCTGTAGAGGTCTCCGCGCTCGGAGTGGAGGTCGGCGAGGGACTTTAGCGCCCTACCGACGTCGGTCTCAACTGGCTTGAGCTGCCTCGACATTGGTCTTTCCTCCGTGGTTGTAGCTGACTTGGAGAACGCTCAGCCCCAGCTGGAAGTAGGCTGCGCAGCAGTCGCTGCGGTCTTCTAGAACGAAGGCTATCTTCGATAAATCGAAGTATGCCTTGACTAGTGCGCACTTCATCTCCGGGGACGGGCGGTAGTCGCCATAGGGGCGCATGACCAGGTGGTCGATTAGTATGTCATGCTCTATGAGCCACCTTATGGTGAGAGCGCGGTACGCCTCGTCCCTGCCGGTCACCGCAGCGATGTAGTACTTTGGTACGAGGCGGAGTATCAAGTCGGCCATGAACTTGATTGGCTTGTCCCTCGAGGAGGCCTCGTGGTACTCCTTCCACTTGCCGATCAGGGGGTCTCGCCACGCAGCGTCTGCGACGGTGTGGTCGATGTCGACAATGACGATATCCTTGGTCATTCCTCCAGCCTCTCTATGATCCAATCACGCACCGTAGCCCAGCGCCTCTCGGGGGAATTACTCAACTCATCGTTTATCCACATGACTTCACAGGCAAGTGCGTGCGCCACGCCGAACTTGGCAGCCACTGTCTCGTGGTCCTCGGGATCGATGTCGGCCATCGGCATTCCACGTGCGCGGCCTACCGCACCGAGTGCACAGACCTCACCGTCGTGCGCGATCAGCCTGTGCTCCGGTAGGGCATCGAGGGAGGCCAGCATCTCGCGTAGGAATGCCTGGCCGCGCCTGCCGCGGACGGCACTCGCAACGGCTCCTCTCCAGCGGATGAGGGACCAATAGTCGATATCGTTACTATAGCCTAAGCGGCTCATCCTCTCTCAGTCCTGAGTTGGCGGCATCGTCGCTAGCTCCAGATCATATTCTCTTGGTCACCCATTGCCGGACCTCTCGCTCTCTGGGGCCTGCTGCGGGGGATCGGGCCACGAGATGTCGCCTAGCCCGACGGCCCTTACGGCCGCACCCATCGCCAGCTTCATCGTCTCGATGAATGCCTCCTTCACCGCGGGGTCCTCCGCCAGAGACCTGCGGATGGAGGCCATCAGGACCGCTCCGTCCATCGTCCCCTGCCGTGCGAGGTAGGCGTTCCAATCCTTGCCCTCTGCGCGGAGGGCCAACCGAAATGGCTGTGTGCTCATGGCTTGTCATCCTTTATGCTGGCGGTGCGGCCAGCTTTGCGTACTGGTTATTGCTTCTACGTATGATCCTCCGCAAGCGGGCTCGGTTCTTCTCTATATTGTAGATGCGGCAGCGGCCAGAGGGGTGGGGCAAGAGGGTATAGGTGGCCCGCCCCCTCCGCACGCTGGCCCAGAACTCATGGTCGCCGGGCAGACCCAGGCCCACCCACGCCTCGCGGCCAAGGACGAAGGCCCTCCCCGTAACGACGCGGGCAATCATCGACCCCATGCGGGAGTTGAATACGTTCGCCCTTACGGGGAAGGTGGCGACGAACTCCTCCACAGTGAGACCGAGCATGATCCGCAGCCGGTCTGCCGCAGAGGTCCTGCCGCCCGTAGGGTATAGGGGCGGTAGGCCCCTATGCCCAGGTCGTATGCCCAAGAGCCAGGTCACTTTGTCACTACTCTCAAGTCGCTACACCTAACAATCTTAATCTCACTGAGGATGCGGAAGGCAAAGCCGGGTCCCCTCGTCGCTCACGGCTCGCCTCCCACGTTGGTGAGGAGCTGGTCGATGCCCTTGGTCAAGTTGACCCGTAGCGTCTTGTCGGTGATACTCTCGAGCATCTTATACATGTCCGCCGCCACCTGGTCCTCGGTCCTATTGAGGAACAGGTCCGTCCACGGTAGGGCGGAGACCATCAGGCGCTTCATCTCCCTGTGGACGCAGGCCCACTCGCCCTCGTAACCGGGGCGGGCACCCTGGTTGCGGGGAGAGGCCCGCTTGCGGAGAATGTCGGCGAGGCTCCGTAGGTTTCCCTTGACGACGAGGTTAGTCAAAATGTTCAGCGGCAGGACACCGCGGGCATCCTGGATCTCCACCCCCAGCTCGATCATACTGGTATAGGCGGCATTGATCTGGTCCATTGCATCGTGGTAGACGTCCTCTGCCTCCGGGTGTCTGCGGACGGTGGGGCCGACGTCGTAGCCAAAGCCATCGACCCTAAGCTCCTGGAGCGTCTGCTGGGCGAACGACAGGTTTCGCGTCCTGGTCATCTGCTGGGTGAATGCCCTCGTTACGCCCTGGAGTACGAAGACAAAATCTACGAACTCCCAGCTCGCGGGTATGGTCGCAGCGATATAGTTAAGCTCGGCGAGCCGCTCCTCCTCCGAAATCTTTACGGCGGCCTCGAGTCCCTCTGGGGAGACCTCGATCCTGGTACGCTTGGCCCAGACCAACAGGCCTGCAGCGAACGCTGCAGGGTCAGGCATGCCCATTCCCGTATAGTAGACGAGATCGACTTTCATCCCTTTACTCTCCTGGTTTCACTACCACCCTTACTCACTTCGTCAAACTGGGTTCTGGCAGAACCCAGTTTTTCCCCTTATTCCGATCTGCTCTTCGCTCTCCCTTCTGCTTCGCCTCCTCCATCATCTGGCCGAGCCTGCGCTCCGCCCGCTGGCGCAACTCCGTTGCGTCCTGGATCATCTGGGTATCCTTGGCCTGCCTGGCGTAGGCGGCCATGCGCTTGGCCAGCTCCTCGATCTTGAGGACCTCGTCGACGCGCTTGGCCTCCGCCAATGCCTTCTTGGCTGCATCATACTTGACTAGCTGGGTCACGTTCGTCTCTCTCCTCTTTCGTCAAACTGGGTTCTGGCAGAACCCAGTTTGACGAAAGGGGGGTGGGAGCGAGGCCTGTTCACCGCCACCCGTGGTCGTAGGCCTCGCTCCCTGCTTGCCTCCTGGTGGTCGTCCCGCTATCGCCGTCCTAGGGAAGCGTACGGGGCGGGCAGGAGGCCTGCACTACTTCTTCATCACCCTCCACAGCCGGTAGTTGAAGCGCGCGGACTTCCAGAACGCGCGGCCCGACTCGGGCAGCTCGGCCTCCACGTTGGGGTTGTCTGCGGCCATGCGGATGTATGCCTCTGCCCTCTCCGGGTCTCGCATGTTCTGGCCGAGATACCCCGCCGCAATGCACTCACAGGCGAACGTGCTGGTAGGGTCGCGGTCTCCAGGGTCTTGGCTGACCTGGGTCTCCTCCCTGGCCGCCAACAGGGCGCTAAGCAGGTAGTCGCAGATGCTTGGAATGGGCTGTCCGCACGAGATTTGGCGGCGGGTCACCTCGTGGCGCGCCGCAGTATTGCCAGAGAACACCAGGGCGAGCAGTTTCTCGATCGAGAGGGTAGAGACGTGCTGTTCGGTAGTTGTCATAGGAGTCTCCTTTGGTGGTGAAGTTGTTGGTCGTAGTCGCGATGCCAACGCTTCATTCTGGCACTATGCTCCTCTCGCTCTTGCTTAGTCCACTTCTTGGACTTATTTCGTTTAATAGCAAATGCTCTAGCCCATTCCCTTTGCTTCACACTGAAAGGTGTCTGACGAAGGTTATCTTGAAGCGTCTGCCATTCAATATTTCCGGCAATATACCCCCAGCGATGGTTCTTTCGACCAACCGTCCACTTCTGACCATTGTCAGGCTTAGGTCCGATCTCACTTAAGAATGCGATGTATCCAGTTCTTGATTGAGGCCACTGGACGCGTGAGGCCAGGCCTCTCTTGACCCTCGAGAACATATTGAAGAAATTCTGGAGAGCCCTTCGATCAAGGTCATAGTAGACTAAATGGCCTCTTCCACTATCCGCCTTGGTTTTCATTTTATGTCCTTAATTAGATGGAGGTCTTGTTCGTATTTTGAGGAAGGCATTGTTATCCATCTCTCAATCTTACGAACATCCTGAACCAGATCGTCTAGCAACAATCGAGGTCTCCACGTGGCGAAGCGACCAAGCTGCCAAGCTATTCTCTTCTCAGTGGATGCCCAATGGATGAACGACCTCCGCTCGTCCTCGTCGATAGGAGCAATCTTGCCGTAGGCCTGGTCGACCACCGAGTAGTCGTCTACCTCCTGGTTGATACCGAGGAGGGCCATGGCCTCTGCGAGCGACTCCTCTGCGGTATAGGCGGCGGAGGAGGCAAACTCGATGACGATCTTGTCTCCAGTAATCGAGACACGGTAGAACGGCAGCTCGGGGTTGGGTACATATACGGAGACGTAGGCATCGGTCTTCCGCAGGCGGCCTACGATATTAGTGCCGTTGATCCAGCTCCAGCCCAGGTCCCTGGGGAAGCCCATGGCCCGCGCCAGGGCGGGCATGGGTATGGTGCTGATGACCTTGTTGAGCCCCGGCTTGAACGAGTAGGTGGAGCCATACTTAATCTCCACTCCCTCCGCCATCTGCTCGATGAGGTTCTCCGGGGCGATCCAGCGCTCCTGCGAGGTCCACCGCTCCGGCAGGAGTACGCTGCGGTCACTACGGTAGACGCCGAGCACCTTGTGCGAGTAAGCCAGGGCGTCGGCCACAGAGTTGCGCCACGGCAGAACCGTCTTGATCAGATTGACCCGCTTGAACGGGATGCCTAGGACCTCCGCCACCCTGTTGGTGGCGAAGCGCAGGACCGCGCTGTGGTTGTGGGGCAGCGCAGGGGCCTGCTCTAGTACGACGATCTTGCGGCGAGGCGCTAGCATCCTCGCCGCAAGCAGACCGGCCATCCCTGCGCCGATGACGATCTGGGTCACATCACCTCTCCACTCTGGGTCGCCTCCCCGGGCTGCTCGTCCTCGACCCTAGCCTCGCCCTTGAGGAAGGCCTCGCGGAGATCGTGGCCAGCATCCATCTCTGCCTCGCTGGATCTGCCGTGGGCGGAGATCGACCACTGGCCCCACTCCCCTGCGGCATTGGCCTGGCTCTTGACCCGCATGCGGTAGGTAAAGGCGAACCTCGGTGCCTCCAGGTTGGTATTGGTCCTCCTGGTCGAGATGACGCTGTTCCACTGCTTGGAGATGAAGATGCCCGTACCTGCGAACTTGATCGCGTAGGGGAGGACGTTACCATCGATATGGAGCAGACCAATCTGGATGTGGACCTGGTGGGCGATGTTACCATCCCTGGTGGTGTAGTAGGTAAAGCCCTTTGGGTCATGGCGCTCGGTCCAGTCGGGCTGGGGAGTTGCGAACATGCCGACGAAGTTGGCCGCCCCCGACTCGCGCGGAGTGCGGACCTCCCACGGAGTCTGGAGCAGACAGGGCTGGAAGATGATGCCCTCCTCTCCGTCGATCAGCGGGGCGTGGTAGGACGAGAGGAAGATCATGCCAGGTTGAGCGCCCTCGACGTAGGCAACGTTGTTCTTCTTGACCTGGGGCGTGGCGCCCTGGAGGATCGAGATGCGCGGAGTGACGCTGTGCTCTGCCGCGACGTGGGTCCCCTCTCCGGCGTACTTATCGGCATAGTCGGTGGCGGGGAGGTCTTGGTGTCTGTCTACGAGCGTCGTCTTTGCCATGTCTTGCTCCTTTTCAAAGCTCTTTGACCTTGACTTCCTGGAAGATCGTTGCACCGATCGTCTCGAGATCGGGAAGGTCGCTACCGCTCTCGAACCGCTCTCTCAGCCACGACTTCAGCGTGGATGGGTGTACCTCCCTGTCCAGTTGTACGGTATAGCCCGTCTCGACTAGCTCCTCCGACAGGCGCTCCGCCTCGGCGTACTCTCCCTTGGCGAAGTACACCCGCACCGTAACCTTGACCAGCTCGTCGGGCAGGGCAGCGAAGGCGGCCTCTCGCCGCTCGTTTGGCCACTCCCTCGAGACACTGCCGCCATAGTGGTGGCCGAGCTCAAACTTCATCGCCGGCAGGTTGCCCTCTGCGGCGAGGTCAACGCGGGAGAGGTCCATCGTATTCATGACGTCGACCATCTCCTCCCTGGTGATGGTATTAATCCGTGCCCGCTCCTGCTTGGCCCTCTCCTCGATAGCCTCGAGGGCTAGGCGCCTCTCCCTCAGCTCTGCCGCTAGTTGCCTCAATAGGAGTGGAGGCCCTTCTGCCATTGGGTTGGCTCCCTTCTGGTAATGGAGAGAATTTGTGTTACGAAACAGCACTATATTCCTGTTTTGTAGCCTTGGGAAGTTTTTTCTTAAAGCGGGATTTAAGTATGGACATACGGAAAAAACCAGAGGAGTTTGCCAGCACACAATTCCTTTCGCTATAACCAGGAGGTCTGGCTATGGAGTATGAATTTCACTACTCGAGGTATCCTGCGCTCAAGGCCTATATCGACAGGATAGGAGCGGAGCAGCTCAACTTCAGGCGGTTCATGGTCAAGGAGTACCACGGCAGCCACTACTACGTAGAGAAGACCCTGATCAAGATCAATAGCGAGATGGAGATCGAGTGCTCCGGCAGGCAGTACGCGCCGACGGAGGAGGAGGCCAAGGCGATCAAGGAGGAGCTGTTAAAGGTCGAGTTTCCTAGAAGCATCAGGGCGGGGAAGGCGCAGGTCGATGACTTGATCGCGTCCGGCCAGATCCGCGGCCAGCTCTTCACGCTGCTCGACTCGACACGGCGAGAGGTGATCATGTGCCAGGAGCGCTGGCAGACCAAGGAAGGGAAGAAGGCCTATACGCCGTGGACGCTCTATAAGCCAAAATTAGGTGACTGTATATGGCGGCGGATGGAGCCGGACGGGGCGCTGCCGTTCTGGAAGCCACCGAGGCGGAGGGACAAGCCCTCGATCATGGTCCACGAGGGGGCCAAGACCGCGTGGTTTATCGACTGCCTGCTCAACGACCCGGAGCGCAGGGACGAGAAGCTCGCCCACCCGTGGGCAGATGAGCTCGACCAGTTTGAGCACTGGGGCGCGCTCGGTGGAGCAATGAGCCCGCACCGCTGCGACTACGGCGAGCTCCACAGAGAGAAGCTCGAGGGAGACCTGTTCTACTCGTGCGACCGCGACTTCGACGGCGAGGAGGCGGTCAAGACCTTCTCCATGCTGTGGGGCGGCGTAATCTATGCGCTCAAGTATGACCACAGCGCATTTCGCGAGGGCTGGGACATGGCGGACAAGCTGCCCGAGTCCCTGTACAGCAAGAGCGGCACATTCAAGAAGCGGCTGATGACCTACGCCGATCCGGTAACGTGGGCGACCGTAAAGGTAGAGAAGGGCAAGAGCGAGGGAGGCCGCCCCGGCCACAGGCTGACCAAGGCATTCGAGCACGAGTGGGTCCACACCTCCGACCCGGAGATGTTCTGCCACACCCGCATGAGCCACAAGCGGTTCGATAGGGCAAAGGTCTTTGACAGTATAGTGAGGCCGTTCAGTCACATCGACGATACGTCCCGCCTGCTCAAGGCGAGTTATACCGGTAAGGCAGTTGGGATCAAGTACGACCCGTCCCGCTCTCCAGGTCTCTTTGAGATTGGCGAGAGCGCATTCGTCAATATCTATCAGCCTCCATCGATACGCGACTACCCTGAGGAGATTGCCCGCAGGCTGGAGCGCGAGCGAGTGTATGACTGGTGGGAGGACTTCCTTGCGAGGCTCCTGCCGATAGAGCGGGAGAGGGAGTACGTCGCCCAGTGGGTCGCCACCCTGATCGCCTGCCCCGGCCTGAAGATGAACTACGGACTGCTCCTGGTCAGCGAGGTCCAGGGCGTCGGTAAGACGACGCTCGCTAAGTTTGTGGCGGGCTGCCTCGGCAATACCAATGTCAGTTATGCGAGCGAGAGTGCGATCATAGGCAGCTTCAATGGCTGGGCGGAGAAGCAGCTGGTCATATGTAACGAAATTTACCAGGGCCACAGCCAGAAGGCATACAACCTGCTCAAGGACATTATTACCGACGAGACCGTCATGGTCAACAAAAAATTTATTCCGCCCTATAATGTCGACAACCACGTCCACATCATCGCCAGCAGTAACTCGATGCGGGCACTCAAGCTGGACAATACAGACAGGAGGTGGCTGGTTCCCCAAATCAGAGAGGTCAAGCAGTCACTCGAGTATTGGCAGCAGCTCAACGACCGCTTCTTGGACAGGGACGGCCCCCAAGAGTTGAGGCTATGGGCCAAGGTCTACGTCCGCGACCATGGCCCCGTGACCAAGGGGGCAGAGGCTCCGTGGACGCCGTCAAAGACAGACATGATCGAGGATAATGATACGGCGGCAGAGGAGTACCTGCGCGGCAGGATGCGCTGGCTCAAGGTCGTTGCCTTTGAGAATGGTAGCGGCGAGGACTTCTCCGACCGCACTGATGCGGAGCAGGTTCGGCGCGTGGTCAAGGCCGCTAATAAGGGGGTGCCCCTGGCATGGTTTGACCAAGACGGGGTTAGGGCCGTCTCGTCGGAGGTCCACCAGGGCAAGTTTAGGGAGGTCCCTAAGACCGTGAGGAGAGTGGCAGAACAGGAGGGGCTTTATACCGGGAAACAGCGCCTCTCTAAGCCGGCTCCTGGCTTCAAAAAGTACCTGAATGCCAGGGTCATCACTACGTCTAAAGAGGTAGCATTATGGGACCCTAACGAATTGACCCACCACGGCTGGGACAGTCAGGAACTCTGCATCATAGACTTCTGCAAACTAGCGATGGAACTAAATTTCCTATAAAATCTTACCTTTTCGTAATGGTCATTATTGTTTTTACTCACTTTTCAGGTCTCATTTTTTTGGTAAGTTTACCCTGGCGGGGAAAAACATAATAATAAAAAAAGAAGAAAGGGGGAAGATAGTTCTTTTAGTGCAGGAAGGAAATGGGGTCAAATTCTGAAAAGTGAAGGAACGAACGAAATACCTCCGTTGGACAGGGGTTCCCGCCGGGGGTAAAATCCCCCCAGTTTCTAGCGAAAATGTCCCCGGTTTCTAGCGAAAAGTGCGAGGCGGAATGGC